ATACAATAACTGCACCTAAGCATTTCTTGATATCATATTTAGTCTCAGATGAACCAAGAAATCCTCTAATGGTATTGAGTATTGCACCTGATACGGTTGCTAGAACTACTGCAAGTAATGGATCTACCATGTTAAAAATCTGATTCGCGTTCTATTTAAAGTTACTCTAATCTTCATCTTCTTCTGAGCACAGTGGGCATAGGTGTTCACACATTTTTTGTAAAAATGTTTTATCTTGTCTTACCATATTTCTCCAACTCTCTAGATATTGTCAATCCTGTTACAAATATTGACGAAATTAATGCAATAATTAATGTTTGTTCAAAAGTTAAACCTATTTCAAAAACAGTTTCAGCAATGTTACCTGATACAAGTGGAGAGAAAAATGATACCCCGAAATTACCAAAGATTCGTGCGGCTATTTTTTTCAATATAAGATTGTTATATAACCAACGTATATAAATTTAATTTATAGGCACTAACTCTTCGTCTTTAATCATGTCTAATGCTATGTATGGATCATCATATATGTATTGTACTAGTTCCATTTCCTCTGCACTCCCTTCGTAGTAGCCACATGGTGGACACAGCCAAAATATTAACTCATCATTCATGTATCCATACATCTTTTTCTTACATACGTCACAAGAAGGAGAATCCATATTAAAGGTTTAAAAGGGTTTATTAATAAGGTTTTGTTTATACTACTATGGCATCGTCAATCTACGTATATCCTGATTTTAATCAATATTCTAGATTTTATGGTAGAGAACAAAATGACTTAACATATGAAGCAATATTAATAGACCTTTATGTTGATGTAGTTAAACAAAAATTGTTTGTAATAACAAATACAAGTAATGAAAAAGAAAGAATATTAAATAATAGAACAATTACTCATATACGAAACGAGTCATTTAAGAAATATCATCTTAATGATGATTGTAGATTAGTTACTGATAAAGACATTGTTTACAAAAATGGGTACTTGGAATTATTTCCAAGATTTTTGAGAAAACCTTTGATGAAACTTAGAGTTGACAGATGTGTAGGTGGAAATATTAAAAAGAATAGACTAGATTTAACAAAAATGAAATATGATTTTACCAGAGATAGAATCAACCTTGTTGTACACCATTCTACCTCCTGAATCTTCTGTCATCAGTCATGATCTCTTTCCAATCTTTTCCATGTTTCTTTTTAAGTGAGAGCCAAAAAGGATCAGTTCCAAGAATACCACCTTTTTTATTATACTCTTTGGTAACATTTGCAACACGTCTATGACAATTAAAGCATAAACGAATGTTAATTTGTTCCAAACCAAACTTGTAAGCGTTACAAAAATAACAAAGACCATAATGCTTTACTTTAACAACTGTTAGTAATGCTTCTCTACCTTTCTTGCCTGCACAGTCTCCACATATGTCTGAAACAGTTGCGTTAGATGCCTTGTTTGATAGACAGCCAAAACATAATGCCTCTTTATATTCGTTAACTCTAGTATATTCGTTCTCTTGATGTTTTTCCCAAAGTTTTTTTGTGTGGTCGTTTGCGTTCTTGTTAGTATCTAGTTCGGTGGGCAAAATCCAGTCAACCTCTTTAAGCATTGATCCAGTGCGGTAAAAGTGTAGAACTCTATTTGCTCAGTACCTTTTTCACATTTGGTTGTCATTTTAATTATATCCTGAATAACGGTTTCGCAACGGGTTTTCTTAACTTGAATCTGAACAGTCTTCACGCTGACAACTGCCTCTCTCTCCTTTTCGGAACCAATAATTCTCTTCGCCTTCTTCTTTATTTTTTTTCCTACAGTCTTCACAGTCATGATTCTTGTATGTCATCTTTCTCCCAACTATTTAAACCTTCGAATTCATTCTTCACAATATCTCTGGCTTGTCTAACTGTCATCATTCCAGATTTGCGAAGTTCATCTACTGTTTTAGTTTTATTCCATCCAAAGTCTACGGATGTTTGTAATGTTGTCTTAACTATTTCAAAGTTGGCTGGGGTAATGCCGTCTGGGAAAGATTTCCTGGACATACTTGTTCCTGTTCCTGATGCAGGGTGTCCTTGTGCAACTCCGCCTGTGTCGGACGGTCTTTGCTTTCCTGGCTCGCCTTGCATTCGTTGTTGCTCCTCCTTTGGGGCGGCTGTGCCGCCTCTTCCGCCTGGGTTCTTCACAGTTCCACCGTTGTTCTCTTCGGCATCTATCTGTTCTCTTAATGTTATGACAGGATCTTTTGATACAATAAAGTCTCCAGTGTGAGTTCTTGTAACTTCGAATCCCATTGATTGGTATGCTCTCATGTTTTCTATTTCAACTCCTTCTATTTGTAAGTTTCTAAGTTTGTCGGTTTCTTCTCCAATCTTTAATTTTAATTCCCAGTCATCTACGTGTAACATAAATGCAATCTTTCGCAAAAAGCCTTTGTATAAAAAGTCCTGACCCCATTTGACTGCTCTGTTTGTAATTGTAACTTGCAAACCTTCTTGAGACCAACCAGTAGGAAGTTCTCCAAAGTAAAGGGGGAGCACACCGTAAGTTGCTCCTATAATCATACGTAATTCTCTTCGTATTGTAGTAAATTCTAATTCTTTTAGTGATCCAGTAAAGTCTATCCATTCTGCCATGTTACCTGCGTTACCACCTCTGTCGTTTTCAACAAGTAGTGGGTGTATTCTGTATGGATCTTCTGCGGCTGACTCTTCCAATGCATCCCATGACTTTCTAAAAGTCTCATAGTTTCTGGATGCGATAACTAACATACCTCGTGGAGGTCTCATCTTGTCGAAATACTTTCTAATATATTCGTCCATGTGGGATAACGCCATTACTTTACTCCAGATGGAATAAATCGGGGAGAAACCATAAACCAAGTCTGGTCTATACTTGCCTGCTTTCCAAATAACTTCGCCTTCAGCATAGACAAATCGTTTAGGGTTTGGAATACCTAGCGAATAGATGGAGTTGACTTCGCAGATGGCTTTCAGAGCCTTCAAGGGCATGGAGTGCTTTCCGTCTTGTATGACCTGACAGTAGTCATCATCCAGAATTCGGTGCTCTCTGTGCTCAGAATGGGGGCAAACACGTACTTTATGACCTTTATCGTCATATCCTATACGTCCATCAGAGTCTGCAATCATTGCAATCTGTGCTGGATCAGCTCGTATCATTTCTTTTATTTTCGTATTTTTGAGCATAATTTCGCCTTTATCGTTAAAAGCATAGGATTTTAGCACTAAAATGTATGCATTATCAGCAATTTCGAGGTCTCTTTCAATCATTCTCATAACATCTTCTAATGTCTGTTCGTTACCATTTACAGGGTTAATCATTAAATCTTCTAAAACCTTACGATGTTCAGGTATTGGTCTAATTAAATTGGTTCCACCACAGGTATCACACATCAATGTGTTGTTTTTAGTCTCTCTTTGTTCCATTATTGTGAGTGCTGTGTTCTCTGTTGAGTTATCTTTCTCTGCTTCAGGAGACAATGGGGGGTATTCAAACTCTTTTGAGCAGTCTGTACATTTGTATTTGAACTTTTCAACGATTTCAAATCCATTTTTGAACATTTCTCTGTTGATTGTTTCGATAGGAATACGTAAAGCATCTATGTTATTGGCTAACTCATAGATCATTATGAGTGGGAATGGGAAAATTGGTAGTTTAGCACCTGTATCGGTACTCATGTATGGTTGTGTTATGCTTGGTCGGACTGTTTTACCTGTCTCCCCTGCTTGAGCTTTAGTGATTAACCCATTTATAGAGGTTTTAATACTGTTAACTAAGCCCATATCAAATCATTAACGTGTGTATATTTAAACTTTGTCTATTTTTGTCACGGTTTTGTTAACTTTTTGGACAGGTTTAGGATTGTCTCCATGTGTATTACACTTTGGATCTCTATATTCTTTATCGCATTTGCAAGTCATAGACATAATTATATAGATCAACTATTAAAGATTGCCATGGATGCCCCATCTATACCTGAAGACATGGATAAAGAGTCAGTTATTGATGCCTGTATTTACGTTAATGACTGTTTTCAATTAAAAAGTAATTTTAGTTTAAAGAATGATTTTGGTATGACGTTAACAGGTTTGTTAAGAGGCATATCTTCCGTTTTAAAAGAACATGACGAAAGATTACATAGAAACATACTTGAATCACTAAGTATATTAGCAAATAAATAACTGATTAATTATGATTCATTTCTTTACAAAGAACATAAACGAGAAAACCTACAAAGATATTGTTTGTCGTACCATTATGCTTAACGGACATGACGGTAGAAGCAAGTCTTCATACGAAGTATGGAAAAATTTTGAAGAGAATTGGGAACTTAATATTATTCCTGTTACTGATCAAGAAGATTTTAAAGTGTATTATGAACATTTGAATGTAGAAACCAGTGATGGCATAGCCTGGGGAGTTACTGGAAAGAAGGTAATCTATATGTTTGTCAACGACTCGAAGAATCCGTTCATACTTCGATCTAATGTGATGCCTCTTGCTCATGAGTTGCTTCATGCTGTTTATCAGGATAGGGTTGGTACTTTTCATATTACTAGGAAATTTGACTCCCCCGAAGGTAGAGCAGGTACGAAAGGAGCAGCTGCTACGGTTATCGTTCATGACAACTGGTATGGTAGCAAGAAAACTATCAAGTTCTGGATAAGACATAGTTTTATGTGGCTCCCAATTACTATACCTTTCATTCCAGTCAGTCAAGCAAAGAAAGATTACCCTGTTTAATAACCTTTAAATCAAAGTAATTTTATATAAAACCATGACTGAAGATAAGAAAAAGAAGAAACGAACCGAATGTTCTGATGGAGTCTGTAGGATAATTGACGATCTGGATGAAATGAACTCTTGACAATTTCCAATAACGATTTTAAAAAGACTATATGTATAGTATGTTATGATAAATTTGGACAGCATAGTAAGAACGGTTGGATGAAGTGTATGTTTAGGCTTCAAGGTACTATTGCTATGAATGATATTAATGGTACTACTGCTGAGTTGAATGGTGCCCCCTCATTAAGTGGTGGAGGTAATCCTTCAAATGGCAGTTAGAGAATCCATTCGTAATTTCTGTAGAGGATTAAAAAAATCTTTTAGTGGAGAAGACTATCTTCGAAACATTAATCATTGCACTAAATGTGGTAAGGCTAGTTTCTTTGGTAATACTTGCCTACAGTGTGAAACAGATAATGCGTTCGGAACTTTTAACAAGAAAGAAGGATACGATTGAACTCGATTAGTTTTTTTTGTAGCCCCCCAGAAAGCCAAAAAACACAATTTTTTATCTGAGTACTTAGCTGAGTGTTTTCGGATTTCACACTTCGTGAAAATACTTTTGAGCCCTTATTTCATTGGTATAAAAGCCTTTGCAAAGTTAAGTAATACTGTAATCAAAGTTAAGCAATACTATAATAAAAAAAGTGATATATACATCAACAATAATTATACTGTATGTTTGAAACATACAAAGCATTTAGAAAAGTTGTAAA